GCGCGAGTATAAGGAAGTGTGTATTCGCGCATCAGAACTTGAGGCGCTTATTAGAAATACCGTTTCAGACATGGCTGATTTGGAAGTAGCTTTGAAGGTTTTAAAAAGTGCCTAAAGCGATATTATCAAACCGCATATATCTAGATGTTACCCCTGAGTTAACGTCATCGTTAATCCGTGCGTTAACTTACAAAATTAAGAAAAATATCCCTGGTGCTACTCACTTCAGTCAATTTGAAATTATTAAAAATTACAAGATAATTAACAAAAACGTTATGTCTATTCCAATAGGCAGAGCCGAATTAATCCCTGCTGGGTTTGAAATTATTGATAAACGGGTTTTACATGAATTGCCATTTCCGACTCCAAAGTTGGAAATGTTGCCAGCGCAGCAAGTTGTGTATGATGCAGTTGATGATATGTGTTTTATTAATGCTATGGTTGGCTGGGGTAAGACATTCTGTGCACTACATATTGCTCGTAAGCTAGGGCAGAAGACACTAGTAGTCTGTCATAATACTATGCTTCGTGACCAGTGGGCTGATGAAGTTGAGAAACTCTACGGTATGCCAGTTGGTATCATTGGTTCTGGTAGGTTCGATATTGACCATAGTATCGTAATCGGTAATATTCAGACATTGACTAAAATCATACCTAAGATCAATAAAGAGTTTGGTACAATTATCGTAGACGAGGCACATCATTGTCCTGCTAGTACTTTCATGACTTTTATTGACGGTATGTACGCTAGGTACAAGATCGGCCTTAGCGGTACTATGATGCGTAAAGATGGCAAGCACATCTTATTTAAAGACTTCTTTGGACATAAAGTACATCAGCCTCCAGCTAGTAATACGATGACTCCTAGTGTACGTATTGTAAAGACTGGAATTTCCCTGGCACAGGGCGAGCCTTGGGTCAAAAAGATGAATATCTTATTGTATGATCCTGACTACCAGAAGTTCATTGCACATGCTGCGCGTATGCAAATGGAGAAAGGCCATAAGGTCTTAGTTATTGCTGATAGAGTAGAATTTTTACAAAACGTAGGAGAATTAATTGGTGACTCGTGTGTGTGCATTACTGGCGGTACAACCTATGAAGAACGTACCGAACTCAAACGTCAAATTGAATCCGGCGAGAAAAGTTGCATTGCTGGAAGCAGGCAGATCTTTTCCGAAGGTATCTCCGTCAATATCTTAAGCTGCGTAATTTTAGCTGCGCCAATCGCCAACGACGCGTTACTAGAACAAATCGTTGGTCGTATCATGCGTAACCATGAAGGCAAGTTAGAACCGCTAGTTCTTGATATGAATTTCAGTGGTGGTAGTGATAGGAAGCAGAATAAGGACAGGCAAGCGTTCTATGCGCGTAAAGGCTGGACAGTAGTAGGAGCGTAAGTAAGGCAACGAAAATTTACGCTTGCAGTAGTGTGCAAATTTTGATATAATAGATGTTCTCCAAAGGCATTATGACTCTGTTTTTTAACTTAACAACTCTAGAGGTACAATCATGTAACGACTCTAACAAGTTTATGACCATGCTTGAGTATCACTACTCAAAACGTCTTCCTAGTAAGTACGCTAAGTATAAACCGAGCAAAGTTTCATTAGCAGGTAGTAGTTATTTACTGAACCCTGTTGATTTGTTTAACGATAAGTCAACAGATATTCTATATAAGCTGCAATATGTTAAGTTAGCCGCTAGGAGAGACTATAGCTTTTATAAGCAATATCATAGTAAAGCACTACAGTTGTCGTATTATCCCGATATAATACTTTCAGCGATAAAACATAATCCGTTATTAATTATAACACAATCAGAAATACTCTTTAAATATGAGTAGTATTCTTTAATAGAAATCAAAAAGGCAAATATGGCATTAGCATTCACGGCAACTAAAGGTAAAGCAGTTAAGAATTCATTCGAGTCTTACGCTTACAAAGATGGCGAAAACACAGTTCGTATCGTTGGAGGTATTCTTCCACGTTATGTGTACTGGTTGAAAGGCAGCAATAACAAAGATATTCCAGTTGAGTGCCTAGCATTTGACCGCGAAAAAGAAAAATTTACGAATGCAGAAGTTGATCACGTACCTGCTTACTTTCCTGATAAGAAATGCTCATGGAGCTACAGCGTTAACGCTCTAGTTGATGGCAAAGTAGTTGTGTTGAACTTGAAGAAAAAATTGTTTGAGCAGATTTGCTCCGCAGCAGAAGACCTTGGAGATCCTACTGACCCTAAAGACGGTTGGGATGTTGTATTCAAGCGTCAGAAAACCGGCCCACTGCCATTCAACGTTGAGTATACCCTCTCAGTGTTGCGTTGCAAAAAGCGTGCTCTCTCAGAAGCCGAGTTGGCTGCTGTTACTGAATCAGTTACCATTGATGCTAAGTTTATCCGTGCTACACCTGAAGAAGTTAAAACGACTCTAGATCGTATTACTTCTGGTGCAGAGGAAGAAACAGCCGAAGGTACTGATGCAGAGTCCGTTGCCGACCTTTCCGCCTAACTAACATCAGCCCCTACGTAGTAATATGTGGGGGCTTTTTGCACTTAAATCATGAAAATATTATTTACGGCTGACATTCATGTAAAACTCGGCCAGAAAAATGTGCCTATTGACTGGGCCAAAAACCGTTATACGCTGTTTATCGAGCAATTAGCTGATATACAAAAAACATGTGACATGCTAGTATTAGGTGGCGATATATTTGATCGTATGCCTACTATGGATGAACTAGAAGTTTACTTTGATTTAGTATCTTCTATTACTGTACCTTGCATTATTTATGCGGGTAATCATGAAGCATTAAAGAAAGACACTACTTTCTTTAGTTATCTAAAACGTAGTACTAATCGACTTAATAAACTAGTAGAAGTTATAGACGATTTCCATAGTATTGATAATATGGATTTCATACCCTATAATAAGCTAAAAGAATTTGAGAAAAACCCTTTAATGTTGCATGGCGACATTTTATTCACTCATGTACGTGGAGAAATTCCACCCCATGTAAAAGCAGAAGTAGATCTTACTCTGTTTGATAAATGGAAAGTAGTACTAGCAGGCGACTTACATTCTTATGAAAACTCCCAACGTAATATATTATACCCTGGTAGCCCTTGCACTACTAGTTTTCACCGCAACGTGGTGGATACTGGGGTTATTGTTTTTGATACTGATACTGGAAAACACAGCTGGGTAAAACTGCATTTACCCCAGCTTTTACGTAAGACTATTCAGGCGGGTGATGATATGCCTGCTACAGATTACCATCATACAATCTACGAGATTGAGGGTGATATGGCTGAACTAGGTGCTCTAGCTGATAGTAGCTTAATTGATAAAAAAGTTGTTAAGCGTGAGACTGATACAGCTCTAATACTCGACCCTAAAATGACGATACAAGAAGAAGTTAGAGAGTACCTCTCCTATATTCTTCAATTGTCGGATAGTACAGTAGAAGACGTATTACAAGTTCTCAATAACAATATGGAAAAGATTGCAGTAGAATGATTATATTTAAACAACTAAGATGGGGTAATGCATTCTCCTATGGTCTTAATAACATTATTCAACTAGATGGCTCACCTTTAACACAATTAGTGGGAAAGAATGGTCATGGTAAAAGCTCTATAGCTTTGATTATTGAAGAAGCTCTTTATAATCAGAACTCCAAGAAGATCAAGAAAGCAGATATTCTTAATCGTTATACTAGCGATAAGAATTACACTATTGAACTAGACTTTAATAAAGATGGGGTAGAGTATGTTGTCAAAACTTCAAGAACTAATGCATCCAGTACAGTTAAACTTACCAGGGATGGAGTTGATATTAGCAGCCATACTGCTACAGGGACTTACAAAACCATTGAGAATGTCATTGGCTACGACCATAAGACATTTTCCCAAATTGTTTATCAAAGCTCAGTTAGCTCACTTGAGTTCCTTACAGCAACGGATACTGCCCGCAAAAAGTTCTTAATCGAACTTCTTAACCTAGGTATTTATACTAGAGCAGCAGATACGTTTAAAGAACTTGCATCTAGTGTGTCTAAAGAAGTAGATAAACTAGAAGCTAAAGTTAGTACGGTACGTACCTGGCTTACTAAGTATGAAAAAGAAGACTTAACATTAAAACTTATTGAAGATGAGCTAGATTCTCCAGTATCTCTTACTGCGGAAGTTGCTTCTATGAGTACTGAGTTGGTTAATATTGAAGCTATTAATAAGAAAGTTATAGCTAATAATAAGTATCAGGAATTAATGGCTGCTATTGTACT